AGCACAGGCTGCAACAGCCTCTACTGCAATACAGGCAGCACAGGCGACAATAGATACCGCAACTGCCACAGTGGCAACGGCAACCACGGCGGTAGCAGCAGTAAACACTGCAGCCACAGAGGCACAGACACAATTAACTCAGGCAAATGTTGCAATTAATACCGCTCAAGATGCAGTAAATGCTTTGGTAGCCACAGTTGGAACAACATCAAATGTTTTAGCAAATACAGATGATGCTGGAATTAGAATGAATCTTCCATTTAATTTACAGATGGGCGGAGTAACATATAACAATGTTTACGTCGGGTCCAATGCCACTATTACCTTTGGTGTAAATGAAGGTGCAAACTATTATTCTACTCCAAATGCGCCTTCGATTTCTATAGCAGGGTATGACTGGACCACTTGGAGTAATGGATCTGGAATTACATATTCAACAACTACAAACACCCTTAGCGTTGCTTGGGATCTTAGAGTTTATCCTTTGCAAACAGCAGAGACACAAATGACTCAAGTTAGATTTAATGCCGATGTTAATCCAACAGATGGCGCATGGCAAGCAGATGTAAGCGTGACTGGACCAATACCAAATGGTGCTAGGTTTAATGTAAGAGAGACTACTAATGGTCCCATAACAGCTATTGATAACACAAGCACGACTACTGGATTTACTGGAACAATTAGTCAAGGATCTGCATTTACTCCCACTCCTGATCCAGACAATGCGACAGTCTTGGCAGCAATTGATACAGCAAATGCACAAATTGCTACATTAAACTCAGCAGTTACAGCTATTGTTGCAACAAATACAGCAAATACAAATACAGTTATTGCACCAATTGCAACTGTTTCTCAAAATACAATTACATCATTAAATAATGCAAGCACAGACTTAACTAATAAAGTAGCGGCAATTGCAACAGTTTCTGTAGCAGTAGAAAAAGTAACTACAGCACCTACAATAGTGGCAGCAGCTCAAACAGTAATTGATGCAGTTCCTGCACCAGCGCCCTTGCCAGCCCCTGCTCCACCTGCACCAGTTGAACCACCAGTAGTCGTGCCACCTGTAGACACTACACCCGTAGTTGTGCCACCTGTAGACACTACACCAGTAACTACCACACCAGTTGATACCACACCTGTAGAAACAGAGCCAGTTGATACAACACCTGTAGAAACAGAGCCAGTGGAAACAGAGCCAGTAGAAACAGAACCAGTGGACACAGAGCCAGTAGAAACAGAACCAGTGGACACAGAGCCAGTAGAAACAGAACCAGTGGACACAGAGCCAGTTGATACAACACCTGTAGAAACAGAACCAGTGGACACAGAGCCAGTGGAAACAGAACCAGTGGACACAGAGCCAGTGACGGGATCAGAAGAAGATGTAACAAATACAGTTGATGATGCATTAGAAGATGGTAAAATTGATAGTACAGAAGTTGAAGAAATTGCAGATGCAATGTCAGCAGATGGAGAAATTGATTCAGAAGAAACAGATCAATTAATTGAAGCATTAGCAGAAGATGGAAAAGTTTCTGTAGCAGATCAAGAAGCAGTATTGGAAGCGCTTGCGTCAGATGGTGAAGTTTCACAAGAAGACGTTGCAGCAATTGTTGAATTAGCTAATTCAGATGGTAAATTATCCGAAGCAGAAAAAGATATTGTTGCTGATGCATTAATTCAATCAGTTCCAGAAGGTGAAAATCTTACTAAAGAACAGGTAGCGGAAGCTGGAATTAAGTTATCAGATTTGCCAGCAAGCACACCAGTTGATGTTAGAACATCTGAAAATGGTGACTCAGTTGTAATTACTGCAGAAGTTGCAGTACAAGTAGAATTAATATCTGATCCAGCAGCCTTTGCACAAGAGTTATTTAATGACCCAGGAGCAGCACTACAGGCCCTTGGAAGCATAGGTGCAGATATGACAGAAGGCGAAAGAGAAGAAGCAACTGAAATGGTTGTAGCAACAGTTGTAGCAGCAGGAGCGGCAATTAACGCCGCAGCAGTTGCCACAGGAGGAGCCACTGGAGGTGGCACAGGGGGCGGAGGAAGTTCTGGTGGAGGCTCAGGAGCAAATTCACCAGGTCAAGGAGGCAGAAGAAAATGGTAAGAATAATAAAGAATATCCTAAAAGATATGGTTGACCAAGCATGGACCCTTCTTGGAATGTTTATTGCTTGGGTAGTTCTGGACGGAAGCGCAAAGACAATTGTAGGTTATGGAATCATGGCAACAACTGCTCTTTGGATAGTTACAAGTCCAATTAGAAATAGAAATGAGGAATAAAAATGGCAAAAGCATATATTGAAGAACCAACACAAGTAGGATCAGGAGCAATTGCAAACATAAATAATATTTTTATGAGAATAATTGCAGTATTTGCAGCATCAGGATTGTCCGTAATTGGAGCAGGTGCAGTGGTGGGAATTGAAACCTATAAGGCAGTAATATTAGCAGGAACTTTAGGAGTAGCAACTGTAGTTGAAAGACTAGCAAGAGGCTTCCTAGATGACGGCAAGCTGACTGTGGCAGAAATTAATGCAGCATTTTCAGCGGTGGACAAAAAAGCAAAATAAATGCTATAATACATATAACCTTAAAGGAGGCATTAAATGTCAAATAATATCCACCCAAACGCAGCCAAAGTTGTGGCTGCAGCAAAGAAATATGCTGATGAAAAGTATGCAGAAGGAAAGAACAACGATACAGTTTTTGGTAAATGGTATGGAATGAATAACCAGCCATGGTGTGCTATGTTTGTTTCAGGATGCTTTAATGATGCTGGCCTGGTACATTTAGTAGCAGCTTCAACAAAGAAAGGCTTTGCATCATGCGATGCAGGAGCACAGTGGTTTGCTAAGAATAAGAGAATTGTTCCGATTGGTCAGGCACAAGCAGGAGATGTTGTATTTTTTAACTTTGACAAAAATCCGACTGACACAGAGCACGTTGGAATTGTTGTAAAGAATGACGGAAAGAACTTGCATTGCTATGAAGGAAACACTAGCGGAGATTCAAAAGGATCACAGGCTAATGGAGACGGAGTATTTCTTAAAAAGAGAGCATACAGCCTAGTAATGGCAGTTGCTAGACCAGATTGGGATGCACCTGCAAAAAAGGCGGCACCAAAGAAGTAATGTACGAATACCATGTTAAAAAAGTAAATAACGTAGTAGACGGAGATACAATAGACGTAGAAATTGATCTAGGCTTTGACATATCATTTAGTTCAAGAGTTAGGCTGGCTGGAATTGATACTCCAGAAAGTAGAACAAAGGATAAGGCTGAAAAGATTTTAGGCCTTGAGGCTAAAGAGTATGTCAAGTCTAAGATTAAAGATGCTAAAGACGTTGTTATTAAAACAGAAAAGATGGATTCATCAGAAAAGTATGGAAGAATCTTAGGATGGTTGTATCTGGATGGATCAACAGTCTCTGTAAATGAACAAATGATTGCTGATGGCTACGCCTGGGGTTACTTAGGAGAAACTAAAGTCAAAGATTTTGAAGCGCTTGCAAAGATAAGATCTAAAAAGAAATAGAATTATTTATTTTTATGATTCTCTAAAAATTCAAGAGTTGTTTGAACTTCTTGATGTATTCCATTTCTTGCATTAGTGTATCTTTGGTTTTTATAAAAATCATCTGCATTTCTGTCAGCAGGCCAGAAAAAAGAAATAAGATTGTTTCTTTCTCCAGATAAAACTGGTGTTACTTCATGTGGAACTTCTTCGTCACCAGTAAAGAATATAAAGGTTCCTGGATTTGGTTTAATCTTAAAGTTTTGGAATGGAAAGTTTAGCTCTCCACCCTCACAGTCGGAATAAAAATATAACAGACCAGATCTGTCCGCATCGGCACCTGGCCTTTCTATAAGCTCGTCTTTTGTTGAAACAAATCTGTTATCCATGTGTAAAACATTTCGCCCACCAGTAAGCATCTTGCTATAAAATGCTGTTTTTAAATCGTATTCTTCTTTATAGAAATCAGATATTACTCTTGACATCATTGGGCAAATCATTGAAAGCAAATCAATTGCAACGTTGTACCAAGGGTCGTTATTGTAAGCAGCGATTGTTCTTGTTCTACCGACCTGCTCTGCGTTCTCACCAGCACTAGGACCAGAATATACTGAAGGCCCAGCTTTTTGATGACTCATATCAACATGAGGATTAATAGACTTGTATATAAACAT